TTCTTTGCAGTCCCAAAGTGTGTCAGCTTTACATCACGCATAGACAAGTCTTTCTCTTTTGAAATCAGTGTGGCACCAACAGACACGGCCAAGTCGCTCAGGATGTTTCTTCGCTCCTCTCCGTAGCGCGGAGCTTTTACTGCCGTAACTTTCATAGTTCCACGGACTGCGTTCATAATCAAAGCTGCCAAAGCTTGGCCCTCGATGTCTTCGGCCACAATCAAAGCAGACCTTCCCTCTCTTGCAATCAACTCCAGCGATGGGAGCATATCCTCAACAGAATCAATCTTGGCATCCGTTACAAGAATGAGAGGCTCGTGATAAGTTGCAGCGGAACGCCGCTCATCGTTAATAAATTGGGGAGATAAGAAGCCAGAATCAAAGCGGAAACCCTCAACAATGTCAAGAGTCGTGTTCATTGAACGAGCCTCTTCTACCGTGATAGCTCCATCTTTTCCTGCCTTGTCAACTGCTGTAGCAATTAGACTGCCAATAGTCTTGTCGCCGTTAGCTGAGATGGTGGCGATGTGTTCGATGTCTTCTTTAGTTTTGATAGGTGTGGCAGATTGTTTTAGATTACTTGTAATAACTTCGACTGCTTTCTCCATGCCTCGCTTGAGTTCTGTTGGCGAAGAGCCAGCGAGAACATATTGCTGGGCTGATTTATAAATCGCACGAGCCAACACTGTTGAAGTAGTAGTTCCATCGCCGGCATCTGAGTTGGTCTGGTCGGCCACCTGCTTTAGGATTTGCACACCAACATTCTCAAATGGATCTTCCAAGTCAACAAACTTAGCAACTGTTACGCCGTCCTTTGTAATGATTGGATTGCTACCTGCTTTGTGCAGGATAACATTGCGACCTCTTGGCCCCATTGTAGCTGCTACATTGTCAGCCAAGATGTCAATACCCTTTGCAATCTTCTGTTGAAGGGTCTGACCTGATTCGTATTGTTTAGACATTTTTACCTCGTTGTGGTCTAGTGAGTATAGTATAATCTATTATGGTGGGTTTGTCAAGTAGTTTTTGAAATAGATTTCACTGCTTTGTCTGTCACTGTTTCCAGCGTTTGGGCATCTTTAATTGCATCAAGACCATATTGTTTTCTATCTTGATCACCTTCAGAAACTCCCAAGAAAAACTGATTTACATTATCTGTAAAGGCTTGCAAGGAATTATAAACTGGCACAATAGTCTGGAGAAGTTTGTCGCCATACGCTGCATAGGTTGCTTTCATATACTTTTCTCCGATCATCAGAGTGCCGATCTCTTTAAAGTTTTCAATGTTTTCAGACTGAAGTCTGGTAAAATTGAATTGCAATTGCTCTTGGTAACCCGGAGTTTTTTCAAGTGCTGCGATGATCTGGTCTTTGTTTTTTGAATCGATTGCTTTTTGAATGTTTTGTATGTTACTAAATTGTCCAAATAGTTTTTCTGCCTTCGACCCTTCGTATTTAGAATCTGCATAAAGGGCGACGAATGGAGCATACTGGTCTAGCTCCTCGTCTGCTGTGGCTTGGATGTCTCTCAAGATTTGTTTCAAACCTTCGGATGATACACCCGCTTCATCCAATCTTGGAGTGAAGATAAACTGTCTTGTGTCCTTAAATTTTTCATCTTTTACAAAACCGGGCTTTCCAAACGCAACACCCTTGGGTGTCGCTTTCCCCTTCAAGCTCTTGAGGAAAGCCTTGAATTCTTTTGCATTAGTGAATTCTTTCTTTGTTCTGCCGACCTTCTTAATAATTGGATCGAAAAAGACATCCAAGAAGTCTTCCAAGGTAATGGTAAATTCTCCCAATTGAAGTCCTTGGTCTTTGTCTACCCTCCTAGCATCCAGATAAACGATGTGATCAATGACCTTGAAGTGTTCAACCATGTTTCTAAATGAACCTTTTACTTCAGTCTTCTGACCTAGCAGCTTAAGAGAATAGTGTCTGTCTCCCAAGATAACATCAGTGATTGGCTTTCCAGATGCGTCCATTCCTTCAATCTCGCTAGGGTCCGTGATCTGCACCGCTTTACCCCCAAACAAGCCAGCCAAGAATCCTTCAAATATGAATCCTCCTGCTGACTCTGTAAACTGAGAAACGATAGAATAAAGTATCTCGCAAACCATCATCGTTGCTAGAATTTCTCCGATGTCTGCGTCTGCTTTCTTTTCTGTCAATACACTGTTTAGGTTGGCTATCTTTTCTTGCAGAGTTGAGCCTTGAATATTTTTTGTATAGGTCTCAATGATTTCCCTATCTTTTGTCCCTATCTTTCCAAAGTCTTCCGTAATCCTGATGGCTGGTAATTTAATGTTTATGTCTGGCGTTACTTCTTCACCAGTCTGCTCTTGTTCGGCCAGAGTTTGGGTGGCCTCTATCACCTCTTCAATCATCTCAATGAGTTGATTCATGCTCAAGCCTTTTTTCTTAGGCTGCAAAAAGTTTTCTACAAGTTGGTCTAGTTCTTTCATTTTGGATTACCTACTATAATTTTTGTTGATGATTTGTCCCCAAATTTCTTGGTATACCACCCTTTTGCTTTTTTAAATACTGATGGTGCTTCTGGGTCTGGGTGTTCCCCATGCCATTGGAAATCATCACCCGCTAAAAGTTTTGCAACTTCGCTTTCATCTTCAACAGCGGGGGCACCTCTACTAAGCAAAGCATAGGCTGGTTTTCCAGAAACCTCTCCCCACCAGTTACCAACACCGTCAATTGTTTCTCCACTTCTTATTTTGGCATCTTTATCTTTATAAGCAGATGATGCTTTACTTGTTCCGTCATTTGCAGCGGCTCCAAGTTTGGCACCACCAGCATCTGGCTTACCTAGTATTGCAACATCAACCTCTGAATCACTATCTAAATCTTGCACGATCCAAAAGTTGTATCTATCCAATGAATCTGGGCTACTTATTTTAAAGTGCCCTCCAATGGGGGCGTAAGTAGATTGAATGATGTCAAAGATATCTTGTTTAACCATTTCTCTTCTTTCATCTCCGGGCTTTAAAAGAAACCATTTGTTTTTTTGAAGCCCCTTATCTTCTTCTTGTTCATTTACAAACTTTCGCCACTCTGTTAGTATCTCTCTCATTCCTTATCCTCAAACAATAATGTCGGCAATGCCGTAGTCTACTGCTTCTTGTGCTGTGAGGTAGACATTCACATTCTTGGACAGGAGCCGCTTGAGCATCCGTGGTGTCAGGTCTGTCTCTGCACAGAGGGCCTTGTTGTATTGCTCTTGAATCCAACGGACCTCTTCCATTTCATTTTCTAAATTATGGATGGAGCCGTGGTGACCGCCTATCACACTGTGTATCATCACTCTACAGTTGGCACCAATCTTGCGCTTACCCTTAGTGCCTGCTGCGAGGAGGACAACACCGGCAGACATAACGCGGCCTAGGCCATAAGTATGAATCTCGCAGTCGTCTTGAATCTGTCGCATCATATCATAGATAGAGAACATATCAACTGCTGTTCCACCGGGAGTGGAAATTAAAAGCTCAAATGGCTTATAGATAATTGATGGCTCTTCATTGCCTTCGTCCATGACCGACTCTCGGCCTGACTCTCTCAATATTAAAAATGCCGAGATCAAGTCAAGAGCCATCTTGTCATCAATTTCTCCATAAAGCTGGGCCGTTCTCAACTCTGATACTGGCTGTACCATTGCTTCTTGTAGCAGTGCGGCTAACTCTTCCTCTGTGGTTTGTTCTGCTTCCAATTCGCCCTCTGAAATAATTGTCTTATTCTTTGTCATTTCGTTCTCCTTCTAACAGCTTGAAAAAGATCTCCCCGTCATCCCAGACTACATCCGCTTCGCCACGAAGATATTTAATGAGCAATGCTAATATTTGCTCGGCCTCCTCATATTGAAGGCTGCGTGCCTCGTTCATCTTACTCAAGTAATTAATAATTGAGTTGGTTTTAAACGCTTTGTCGGCATAATAAATATTTTCTTTTGTTCCAAAAGTCTCATCATACCTCTTAATAAATTCTAATATGTCTTTTCTAGAAAGCATTATTTGTATAACTCATCGATGCTCTTTGTTACTTTGTCCCAATTATAATGTGTCAAAATCTTCGAGTATCCTTTCGGATAAGCTTGCATGATCTTTAGTATACTCATGTCTCTCCAAGCGTCCAAAGCTTTTTTATCTATCTTTTTAATGACATCGATTTCAGTTCCATCTACTTCCAAGGCCTGCATAGTTTCATACTTAACTTTTTTAATAAAAGCTATGTCCTGAGATGCCGATATCATTAGCATAACTATTTGATCCGTGACATGCTTCATTAATGTATAAGAGTGAGTTACGTCCATAAACTTGGCTATGGCCCAGTAAGAAAAAGCCCCACTGAAAAATAAAGACGCTGCATGCCAAAATTCCATCTTGCCTCCAAAAAAAAAGGGGAGATCCGATATTGGATCACCCCTGTATTATACCAAAGAGATGCTAAAAATGCAACTACTATTTTTTAATTTTTTGATTTTGTCTCTTTTGTGAGTCTCTGGATAACACGGGCGAAGACCTCTTCGATAACGTCCTCACCAGCTTCTTCAAGCTCTTCGTCATCATCGTCGTCGTCATCGGCATCTAAGTCCATTTCTTCACCAGCATCTGCTGCGTCCATGTCCATGTCTACATCCATTTCCATTTCATCATCATCTTGAGAAACTTCCACTTCTTGGCCGAGAACATCTTCAAGTGCTCGCTCAAGGGCTTGCATTAGCTGATCAACAGACACCATTCCTCCGGCACCTTCTGGCTCGGGGGCGTCCATATCCATTTCTTCTTCGAAGGCTACCTCTTCCTCAGACTCTCTCATTTCGTCGTCGTCTTTGTGCTTACCTTCCTTAACGTCCTCGTCATCTTCGTGGGCACCTTCACGCATTTCGTCGTCACGCTTGGCTCTCTGCTCGTCAAGATCTTCGTCGTCAGCTTCACGCATTTCGTCGTCACGCTT